TTCTGGAACGAAAGTTAGAAAGGGAAAACTAGGTAAACCCACCAAACCATCATACCATTATGGATAATATGAAATCGACTATTACAGAAAGGGGTGACTATTGGCATCCTGATCCTGAGAAGGATAAGAAGTTGGGTGGTCCTGGTGCAAATCAACGTGCTCGTGAAGACCGTGCTGCTGCATCTAAACCAAAGTCTGATCCTAAAAAGAGAAAGTCGGGTGAATCATATATGGATTATGCTAAACGTCATGGATATAAAAAGTCTACACCTAAGAAAAAATCTCTCTTGAGTAAGTTGTTGAGGAAAGAAGCGTATAGAGTGCTTGCTAAGGACAAAGGTGAAGAAGGTAAACCATCTCAGTTCTCATATAAGGATGAGAAGGATGCTAAGAAATTTGCTGATGGTATTAATAAGAAAGGTGGTAAGGCAACTGTGACTAAAGAACATCATACAAAAGATAAAGATGGTAAAGTAATAGAGCATGAGGATGGAACACCTAGTTCAGTAGAAGAAGCAAAGGTTGATACCGTAAAGCATGGTGTAATGAGTAGTGCTGGAAAAGAAAAGGATCGTAACGAACGTAAATTTGGTAAGGTAGGTTGGAATCAAGGAGGTCAATCTCAATTAAGAAAAGGTGCTCATTGGGCTAAACGTGGTGAGAAAAAAGTAAGAGGTGCAAAAGTGGAAGAAGGAAAAGGATGGCAACCAGAAATAGAACATAGTAAACTGGGTGATGCTAAAAAGAAAGCAGACAAGAAAAAAGAATCAAAATTACCCCCACATCTACAAGGAGACGCAATAGCTAAAATGAAAAAAGCATTCGCACACACTAACGAAAGTGTTGATTTAACTGAAGAGTGGATTGATTCTGCTGTAGAAATTGCTTCTGATTATTTCTTCTCAGAAGGTATTAATGAGGAGGGTATTGATCAGATCATCGATGAAGTTGGACTAGAAGATTTTGTAGATTTTGTTATTGATCCTATTGAGGAACTTAATGAAGAGAGAGCAGCAAGAAAGGCATCTGCTAAAGCACCTTCATATGCAAAGGTAAAAGCAAAGGTTGATGCTGGTGATGCAGCAAGAAAGAAAGCAGGTAAAGGTGAGTATGCTGATACTGCTGCTGCCAAACGTAACTATGGTGACGAAGAAGCACCAGAAGGTAAAACTGCTAAGAAAAAAGCAGTTGCTAAAGTTACTGTAAGGAAACCTAAAGCAGCACCTAAGAAGAAAGCAGCGACAGCTAAGAAGGTAGAGAAGGCAGTTAAGACTGCTAAGAAAACTCAACCAACAAAACCAACTTCGAAGAAAGGGTTGTTAGGTAGAGTGGGTGATGCTGTTAAGAAGGGTGTTGAGAGACACAACAAAGCAAGAGCAGCAGGTAAAGTACCAGAGAAGCGTGTAAAGGAATTCGCAAAAGGATTTAAGAAAGGTGTTACTGGAACTGTTAAGTTTGCTGGTAAAGTTAAGAAGGCAGTCAGTGAAGAGACAGTTGAAGTTGATGAAGGTATTGGTGATATGGCAATCAAAGCGATTGAAAAAACCAACCCTCCATATATCAGCAAGCGTTCTGATATGATGCGTAAAATTAAGTTGAAGCAACTTAAGAGTTACTTGAAAAAGCAGGACGATAAAAAGAAAGCAGCATCTAAAGACTGATAATTATATAACTACTTCTATTTTTCGTTATGTCTAATCCTGATTTCATTGGAATATATGATAATGCAGTTTCTTCTGATAATTGCAAAAAGATAATTGAATGGTTTGATAACGAACCTTTAACAAGAGGGACAGTTATGTATGACGATGGTAGTGGTACAATAAATACACAAGTTAAGTGTGATTGGGAAGTAGATGATGCTTACAAAACTATATTAACTAATAATACTTTTTATGATATAATTATTAGAGATGCTTTAATTAAATATACCACTTCTTATCGTGAATCATACCCTAGTATAGATATCCTCGATCCTTGGAATGTTTGTAATGTATATAATATACAGAAATATGATCCAGGTGATGGTTATCATGCCTTACATTGCGAAAGTTGCAACTCAGCTACTGTACAAAGGATGGCGGTATGGATGATATATTTGAATACTGTTACTGATGAAGGTGGAACATATTTTAGTGCTTATGATAAAACTCTTGAGGCAAAGGAAGGAAGATTGGTCATTTGGCCAGCACATTTTACTCACACACATAAAGGAGTCGTTAGTAAAACTCAAACTAAATATATTGCAACTGGATGGTATACTTATGATGGTTACCCAGAGACAGTACAGTAAAAGTATAAATACTTCTACTCAAATCAACAACCTACTGTACTCTTCTTTGTGGGGAGGTTTGAGAGAAGCATTTTAAAACTTAAATGACCGACAGATCTATTGAGTCTGAAATTAAAGACGTTCAAAAGAAACTTGACGACATTGAAAAGAAACAAAAGATGATGAATAAGTTGTATGAGATGGACAGAGATAGGAAAGTGAAAATGGGGGAACGCCCATCAACACACATTCACGAAATGATGTGATATAATAGATATTAATAATAGTTCATACTGATACACATGACCGAAGAGGCAATCAAAAAGATCCTCCCTCATTTGTGCTATACGAAAGAGGAAGTGGATATTTTGATCCGTGCTGCTGTAGAAGAAGCACGAGCTATTGACGAAGCATCGATGGCAAAGCATAATAGAGAAGCAACTATTATTAGTATGATACTTGGGTTCACTTGTCTTGCATTATTTGTAGATGGATTACTTCGCATACTTGGTATCATTCCACCATTCATGGATCTTGATGTTAATATCTTGGATGATATTGCAGAGAAAACTAAGATCATTGTAGAAAATGACCTTGTTAAATCTGGTCTAAATAAAATACAACGTTGGTAACATATGTTCCAAGTACATGATGATTGGATGCCAATCGATGAATTCAATAAACTTACTGACTTCATTCTAGGTTGGAATTTCCCATGGTTTCATATGAAGAATGTGGCATTACCCAACACTAATGAGGATGATGTCACTTACAATTCTTACTTCACACATAACCTAGTCTTAACTGACATTGGTAATGAAATGGTTTCATATTTACATGAACCAATATGGAAATATTTCCAGAAAGGATTCCCGAACATCGATATTATTAGGATGAAAGTTAATTGCTTTCCTGCTACAAGTCAAGTGTATGAACATCTCTCACATACTGACTATGATTACCCTCACAAAGGTGCATTACTATGTTTGAATACATGTAATGGTTATACTAAGATGGAAGACGGAACTAAGATTGAAAGTGTTGCTAACAGGATGATCTTCTTTGATACGTCCAAACCACACAGTTCTACTACCTGTAGTGATCAACCAAAGAGATGCAATATAGTAATCAATTACGAAGAAAACAAATGAAAAAACTTTTACTCCTCACACCCCTTCTCTTAATGGGATGTACTAATGGAGGCATGGGATTTGGATATAATGGAGGAGCACCTGCAATTAACTGGAGTAATCCAGGCACAGCAGACTCATACACTTGCGAAGAAGCAGGTGATAATGCAGCAGCATATTATGCTACTGGTGAACATCCTAACTTAGCAGATTGTTAATGAAATATAATGTTGACATTGAAGGAGGTAATGCTCTTGTTGAAAGACTAAAGAAAAAAGCACCTCTCATAGGTGGATTTAGTGGTATGATGCAGGTTCCTTCAGGATATGAGGAACCTCTTTTAGTATCTGGTGCTGATGGTGTTGGTACTAAGATTAATATTTGCAAGATTTCTAGAGACTTTACTACTATAGGAATTGATCTTGTTGCCATGTGTGTTAATGATGTAATCACATGTGGTGCTAAACCTTTATACTTCTTAGACTATATTTCTACTGGTAAGTTAACTCCTATTGTGGATGATATACTAGAAGGTATTCTTAAGGGATGCCAAATAGCAGGTATAGATTTGTTGGGAGGAGAGACTGCTGAACATACTAGACCTGCACCTCCACCCGCATATGGTGATGATATCGATCTTGCTGGTTTTTGTACTGGTATTGTTGAGAAGGGTGAAGTTATAGACGGTAGTCTTATTAAGAAGGGAGATAAAATTATTGGTTTACCTAGTAGTGGTATCCATAGTAATGGTTATAGTTTAATCAATGATATGTTATGGAGACATAAGATAGCATGGGCAGATACTCCTGAATTACTTACTCCTACTACGATCTATGCAAGACAAATAGAAATACTATTAGAAGAATATCCTATCGTAGGTATGGCACATATCACTGGGGGTGGATTAGAAGAAAATATATCTAGGGTTATTCCTAAAGGATTAAAAGCACATATAGATTGGACTTCTTGGGAAAGACCAGAGATCTTTAATAAGATAAAACAAGCAGGTGAAATAGAAGAGGAAGAAATGAGAAGGGTATATAATATGGGTATTGGTTACGTATTGATCGTTCCACCTGAGATTGATTATGGTCTTCAAATAGGAGAAATAAATGACTGATATTATTACTAAATTAAAAAATCCCAAAACAGTAAATTATCAAAGATTAAAAGAAAATATTTTATCTGATCAATTTGCATGGTATTATACTAGTAGTATTAATAATAATAATAGGTTTAAAAAAAACTATGAACTTCCTTATAATGAGGTACCATTTTTTTCTCATTCACTTATAGAAAGACCAGTTCCAGGTCAGAACTATTCTACAATTAGGGATGAGTATACTTCAGAATTTCAAAAAATATTTGATGAAATATTTTCATATAATAATTTACAATTGAATTGTTTTTATAGAATGAATGTTAATTTGGTTCAACCCACTAAAGATCAAATAACAATTCCTTTTCATAGTGATCATCCATGGCCTCACAAAAATATATTAATATATCTTACAAATGCTGGTGGAGAAACTATATGTGAAGATGAATCTTTTAATCCTTCTGAAGATGATATAATAACTTTTAGTGGGTATCCTGAACGCCATTGTCATAAGACACCTATAGAAAAAAATAGAATCATTATAGTAGCAACTTATATTTGATGGATCATTACTATGAATACCTTAAACGACAACATTATCTGGCAACACATATGGAATTAACAGAAGAAAATGTAGTAAGAGTTTTAGAAGAACTTGTTCCTTACATAGAAGCGGATGGAGGATTTCTTCATCTTGTAGAGATAGAATACGAAACAGGATATGTTAAAGTAAAGTTAGGTGGTGCCTGTGAGACATGTGCTATGAGTACAATGACATTAAAACAAGGTATCGAACGTAAACTAATGGAAGAAATTCCTGATGTTGTTGGCGTTGTACAAGTATTATGAAGGGTTATACTAAAGAAGATATTAAAAGGATTTTAGGATCTTCTTGGCCTACTATGCCTGAAGGTCATGAAACTGGTAATCAGTTAAGAAGAAGAAAGGGTAGGGAGATGAGAGAAGGGAAAAGACCTTATCCCACATACCCTGCAAAGAAGGTAGGTCCAAACTTTGATGAGAACGGAAAATATATTTACCCTGAAGGTAGTGGGTTTAATTATATGGAGAGACTAGATCCTAATTCTGAATGGGGTGGTAAAGTATCATAATGAAATCATATAATTCCTTTAAAGTTGATGCATTTCCAACATTGATAATGCAATTCACTAATGTTCTTTCTTTTAATGAATTGAATAATATATTTAATATATTAAAGACTAAAGATACTAGTGAAGATTATTCTTTAATAAATGGTACATCAACTTTTAATAATTCAGGAAGTATACTTGAAGAATTGGGTATAAGTGATATTATACAAGAAAAAATTGATGACTATTGTAGAGAAGTAGAATTTAAAAAATTAACTATTACTAATTCTTGGTTTTCTATTCAGGATATTGGTGGTCTTCTAGTAGATCACATACATTCTGGTAGTGTAATCTCTGGTGTATTTTATATTAATGCAGGTGAGTTAAGTAGTCCTTTAGTATTCGAAAATCCTAATCCACTTAATATTTTTAATTTTTCTGATCCTTCAAATGTAACTGGCAATTCTAAGTATACAGATCAGTCAATGAGATTCAAACCAAATACGGGTGATTTGTTATTATTTCCAAGTTGGTTAAGGCATGGATCTGAATATATCGTTAATGAGAAAAAGGATAGGACAATAATTAGTTTTAATACTGAGTGGGAGTAGTGTGGGACTCCACACATATGTGCGTAATTATACTTATGTGGTATAATAAATAACTGAAGTATGGGATTGAAAGATCATGCCCCGTTCACATTATACCGTAGGGTATCACGACACTGATCAACAGCGTCATTACATTTGCGAGTACGCTGTAGACTCGTATGAAGCTATTAAAGATGCACAAGAGGATGTTCCCTTTCTACAGGAGCATCCTTCTTTTGTGGATTCTTGTACAAACGAATCAGGTTTAGATTACTTAATGGGCATAGTCCCAATGGGCCGATGAACAAACATGAAATTATGTGGTGGATGAGCCGACTCACCATCATGGGAACATCTCTAGGATTAGCAGCAACTCTTGCTGCTAAAGCATATGTCTGAAGTAGTTTGGGGAGTTAATATACTTCTTGCTATACTACTTGCTACTGTCACTTGGTATATCTACTATATACTTCGTATGGCCTATGCGGAGATGAATGATGGGAGCGATGACACCCCCAAGCAGGAAGAGTTGTTACAACTTCCGAGTTATAAAGATAGTCAAGGTGCTTGATGGTGACACTATTGATGTTACTATCGATCTCGGCTTTGATCTATACAAGAAAGAAAGAGTTAGAATTGCAGGAGTTGATACGCCAGAGAAAAGAACAAGAGACTTGGAAGAGAAGGCATTGGGAATAGATGCTACTAACTGGTTGAAAGAAAAACTTACTGAGACTATTAAAGGTGATGAGGAACTCACTATTAGGACTGAACTTAAGGGTGGCGTTGGGAAGTATGGTAGGCTTCTTGGTTGGCTCTACGTTGGCGAATCTACTATTTCACTAAATGAACAAATGATTAAGGAAGGTTATGCTTGGGAATATGATGGTGGCACTAAACAGAAAGATTTTGAGCAGCTACGTGAAATTAGGAGAACGTTTGGGACATTGGTCGAGTCTTAATCAAACCTACATAGATTCAAAAGGTAGAACAGGCAGACGTTTATATGCTGACTGGTTAATACCAACAGAGGAATATGAGCAAGCAGGCAGAAATTTATCTAGGGAATCCTAATCTTAAGAAGGCTAATGTCGCATATGACTTTAGTCCAGAAGATGTTAAGGAGTTTGTTAAGTGCTCCACTAACCCTGTATACTTCATAAGAAACTATATTAAAATTGTTTCTCTGGATGAAGGTGTCATACCTTTTACTATGTACGACTTTCAAGAAGACATGGTAGAAAGGTTTCATGAACATAGATTTAATATTGCTAAACTACCTAGACAGTCTGGTAAATCTACAATTGTAACAGCATATCTACTATGGTATGTACTCTTTAATGATAATGTAAATGTCGCAATCCTCGCAAACAAAGCAGCCACTGCAAGAGAAATGTTGGGCCGCCTACAACTTTCTTACGAAAATCTCCCTAAATGGTTGCAACAGGGTATTCTCCAGTGGAACAGGGGTTCACTCGAATTGGAAAACGGAAGTAAAATCTTGGCTGCTTCTACTTCTGCTAGTGCTGTACGGGGTATGTCCTTTAACATTATATTTCTGGACGAATTCGCCTTTGTTCCGAACCATATTGCTGAACAGTTTTTTAGTTCTGTCTATCCTACTATTACTTCTGGTAAATCAACAAAGGTTATTATCATATCTACCCCACATGGGATGAATATGTATTACAAGCTCTGGCATGATGCAGAGCGTGGAGCAAATGACTATATACCTACAGAAGTACATTGGTCTCAAGTTCCTGGCAGAGATGCTAAGTGGAAAGAAGAGACTATTAAAAACACATCCGAAGCTCAGTTTAGAGTTGAGTTTGAATGTGAATTCTTAGGATCTGTAGATACTCTTATTAGTCCTAGTAAACTAAGGACTATGGCGTATGGAGATCCAATTACACAAAATAAAGGACTGGCAGTTTATGAGCGATCTGAAGAAGGACATCAATACATTATCACCGCAGATGTTGCTAGAGGTGTATCTGGAGACTATAGTGCGTTCTTGGTGGTTGATACAACTACAATACCATACAGATTAGTTGCTAGGTATAAGAACAATGATGTTAAACCAATACTGTTTCCAAACATTATTGTAGATGTTGCTAAGAATTACAACCAAGCATTTATATTAGTTGAAGTAAATGACATTGGTGGACAAGTTGCTGATATTATTCAGTATGATTTGGAGTATGAAAACCTTTTAATGTGTGCAATGCGTGGTAGAGCAGGGCAACAATTAGGCCAAGGATTCTCTGGCAAGAAAACTCAAATGGGTGTGAAGATGAGTACAGCCGTTAAACAAGTTGGTTGTTCAAATCTTAAAGTATTAGTTGAAGATGATAAGTTGTTAGTGCCTGATTATGATTGTATTGCGGAATTGACAACATTCATTCAGAAAGGAAATAGTTTTCAAGCAGAAGAAGGATGTAATGATGACCTAGCAATGTGTATGGTCATATTTGCTTGGATGGCTATGCAAGAATATTTCAAGGAATTAAATGATAATGATGTGAGAGCAAGGATATATAAAGATCAAAGAGATGCTATTGAACAAGATATGGCTCCGTTTGGATTTGTAGATGACGGATTGGAAGATGAGTATTTTGCAGATGCACAAGGAGATGTATGGAAAAATGCGGATGTTACTGGTGACTATGGAGATAAATCATATATGTGGGAGTACAGGTGAGCACTTCAAAAATATAAATAATCCTAGACACAGGTTTAGTTGACCATTTACTAGGGGTATTATCAAGATGAGTGCATCAAATCAACTATCGCCAGGTGTAGTTATACAGGAGAGAGACCTGTCTACAGTAACTACCCCATCAGCGTTTAATGTAGGAGTTATGGCAGCTCCATTCAACAGGGGTCCTGTTGAAGAAATAACTAACGTATCTTCAGAAAGACAGTTAGTAGATATTTTTGGTGAGCCAGATGACCAAAACTATGAGTATTGGTATACTGCTTCACAGTTCCTAGCATATGGTGGTACTTTAAAAACCATTAGAATCGCAAGTGATACTCTTAGAAACGCAGTAAGCGATGCTCAAACAGCAGAATTAATTAAAAATCTACAAGCATACGAAACTACCTTTGAAGGTAGAGGTGGCACGACTTGGAATTGGGCTGCTCGTACTCCTGGAGCATTAGGTGATTCAATTGGTATATTCGTAACCGATGCTGGACCTGATCAAATTGCTGTATTACCTGCACCTGGAACTGGTAACGAGCATGAGTTTGTTGCTGATGAAGCAATAACTGCATCTTCTGGTGCTGCTGCTAGAGTTTATAAGTATGCTCTTAAACTAACTTTAACATCTGTAGTTAGCAACTTTACTGCTGGATCTACTGCAACAATTACTATTGGTGGTAGTGGTCAAACTGTAGATGTCCTAGCATGGGATGCTGCTAACAAAAAACTAGAAATCGGATTACAATCTGGTGGTGTTACTGGTATCATTGCTGATTCATCTGACACTATTGCTCAAGGTGGTGCTTCTGCAACGATTGCAACAACCGAGCGTCTTCTTTATGTTGGTTTAGATGCTTCAAGTATTGCTTTTGCTGCTGCTGATAGTATTCAAGATACTAACTCAACTGCTGTTGCAATTTCTTCAGTAAGAACTGAGTATTCAGAGCGTGAGTATCTTCCTGGTGTAAAATGGATCAACGTTGCTCCACGTCCAGGCACTTCTTTATATGCTAACGGCATTGGTGGTGCTGATGATGAATTACACATCTTAGTTGTTGATATTGACGGAAAGGTAACAGGAACACCTGGTGCAGTATTAGAAAGATACATCTCAGTATCTAAAGCATCTGATGCTAAGACATCTGTTGGTGAAGTTAACTACTACAAAGAAGTAATTAAGCAGAAGTCCAATTATGTTTATTGGGGTAAGCACGAAGTTGCTGCACATCCAGGAACAAATGGTAATCTTGCTGCTGGTAACTGGGGTCAAGCTGCTGCAAACAGAAGGTTTAATCGTCTTCGCAATGCTGCAGGTTCACAAGACTATCCTGCAGGTGCAACAACTATTGGATCTAGAAATAATGCTACATTCTACTACAGACTTGCTGGTGGTGTAGACTACACAGTTGCTGGTGGAATCATTTCATTATCAAACACTGACATTGCCGCATCATATGATCTAGTTGCAGACCCAGAGTCACAGACAATTGATTTCATTCTTTCTGGTCCTGCTGGATCTACAAATGAAATTGCTCTTGCTAAAGTATCTACTCTAATGAATCTTGTAGAAGAGCGTCGTGATTGCATGGCATTCTTCTCACCTAAGAGAGGAGATGTTATTGGTATAAGTGATTCTTCTACAATTACAGATAACATTGTTAACTACTTTGATTTACTACCATCATCTAGTTACGCAGTATTTGATTCTGGTTACAAGTATATCTACGATAAGTATAATGATGTTTATCGTTATGTCCCAACTAACGGTGACACTGCTGGACTATGTGTCCAAACCACAGAAGTTTCAGAACCTTGGTATTCACCAGCTGGTTTTGCACGTGGTGTTTTGAGAAATGCTATCAAACTAGCATACACTCCAAACAAGATACAGAGAGATACACTTTATGCAAATAGAGTTAACCCAGTTGTTTCCTTCCCTGGTCAAGGTATTGTATTATTCGGTGATAAGACCGCACAGTCATTTGCTTCTGCATTCGATAGAATCAACGTCCGTCGTTTATTCCTAGTTATCGAGAGAGTAGTTGGTACTGCTGCTAAGACACAACTCTTTGAGCAGAATGATGAGGCACAAAGAAATCTCTTCCTCAACATTGTTGAGCCATATCTAAGAGATGTCCAAGGTCGTCGTGGTGTTACTGACTTCTTAGTCAAGTGTGACTCCGAGAACAATCCTCCACAGGCAGTTGACCGTGGTGAGTTTTACGCAGAAATCTACGTGAAGCCAACACGCACAATTAACTACATTACTCTAACATTCGTTGCAACCAGAACTGGTGTTGCGTTTGAAGAAGTAGCAAGTTAATGAAGATCAAACCTCTTAAACATTGTCGGTTATCCCAGATGAAATTCTTCTACTGGGATCCCAAAGATGATCCACGAGAGCCAGAATATTGGGAAGACTCACCTTCGGGTGGGTCTTTTTTATGCGTGAAAATATTCTTTAGTCTAAATATTAAAGACGGAGATATTTTACAATCATGGCACTTAGAGGAACCATTGACGATTTTAAAGCTAGTGTAGTTAATGACTTTGCTAGACCTAATTTATTCCAAGTGGACTTAAACTTTCCTGCAACGCTAGGAATTTCATCTGATTTATCAACTTTCGGTAACTTTACCGTAAGAGCAGCAAACCTACCAGCATCTCAAATTGGAGTTGTGGAAGTACCTTTTAGAGGTAGGGTATTGAAAATTGCTGGAGACCGCACATTCGAGCCATGGACAATTACTGTTATGAATGACAGTGGTTTCAACATGAGAAATGCATTTGAATTGTGGGCAAATTCAATTCAAGCAGCAAACGAGAACTTTACTGCTGCTGGCACTCTTGGCGATGCAACCGATTCTACTGGTTACTTTGCTGATATGCTTGTGCATCAACTTTCTAGAGACATTAAGTCTGATAGTGAGTCACCTAAGATTACTAAGTCTTATAAGTTCTACAACGTATTCCCAAGCAACATCTCTGCTATCGATCTTGATTTCGGTAACAACGATGCGATTGAAGAATTTACTGTTGAGCTACAAGTTCAGTACTGGGCTCCTCAGTCTACAGCAGCAACTGATAACTCTTAAAAGAGCATATTTTATCCCTGATAAATAGATCAGGGATAATCAAATTTTTTAAATTATAATGGCAACTCAATTATTTGGTTTTTCATTAGAGCGTGCTAAGAAGGTACCTAAGGGGCCTTCTTTTGTGCAGAAGGATAATCTGGATGGATCACAACCTGTATCAGGTGGTGGCCATTATGGTTATACTGTTGACTTTGATGGACAAATTAGAAATGAATTTCAATTAATCTCTCGTTATAGAGAGATGGTATTACAACCAGAATGTGATAGTGCAGTTGATGATATAGTCAACGAAACTATTTGTGGTAACTTTGATGATGTTCCAGTACAAGTTGAGTTATCTAATTTAAAAGTATCTGAAAAAATTAAGAAGTTAATTCGTGAAGAGTTTGATGAAATCCTCCGTCTTTTAGATTTTGAAAATAGATCATATGAAATCTTCCGTCGCTGGTATGTTGATGGAAGATTATTTTATCATAAGGTAATTGATCCAGATAATCCAAAGAAAGGATTGATAGAATTACGTTATATCGATCCTCGTAAGATTCGTAAGATTAATGAGATTGATCAGAAAAGACCAGAACAATTAAGAGGTCTTCCTCTCAATCAACAGTTATCTCCTAAGTCTGCACAGTATTTCTTATATGATCCAAAAGGATTGAAGAGTACTAGCACACAAGGATTAAAGATTGCACCAGATTCTATATGCTATTGTCACTCAGGCATCATGGATCTAAACAAGAACATGGTGTTGTCACATCTGAATAAGGCAATTAAGGCAGTCAATCAATTAAGAATGATTGAAGACTCTCTTGTTATCTACAGATTATCAAGAGCACCAGAAAGAAGAATATTCTACATTGATGTTGGTAACCTTCCTAAGATGAAGGCAGAACAATATCTACGTGACGTTATGATGCGTTATCGTAATAAGTTGGTATATGATGCCAGCACTGGTGAGATCCGTGATGACAAGAAGTTTATGTCCATGTTGGAGGACTTCTGGTTACCACGTAGAGAAGGTGGTAGAGGAACTGAGATTACTACTTTACCAGGTGGTCAAAACTTAGGTGAACTATCAGATATTAAATACTTCCAAAGCAAGTTATATAGATCATTAAACGTACCTGAGTCAAGACAGGGTGGTGAAGGTGGTTTTAACCTTGGAAGGTCTTCAGAGATCCTTAGAGATGAACTTAAGTTTACTAAGTTTGTAGGTAGACTACGTAAGAGATTCTCAAGGATGTTCAACGATATGTTGAAGACTCAATGTTTACTTAAGAACTTAGTATCCCCTGAAGATTGGGAGAAGATGGAAGAGCATATTCAATATGACTTCTTATATGATAATCACTTCTCTGAACTGAAGGAAGCAGAACTAATGACAGAGAGATTGAACATTGCTGCTACTGCAGAACCTTATGTTGGTAAGTACTACTCACAAGATTGGGTTCGTCGTAAGATTATTCGTCAGACTGATGAAGAGATAATCGAACAGGATAAGCAGATTGCAAAAGAGATAGAACAGGGTATAATACCAGACCCAATGGCTCCTATTGATCCTGAGACAGGATTACCAATGGAACCTATGGGAGGTATGTCACCAGATAATACTAACGGAGCATCTGGTAAAACCCCTCTAGACCCTGAAGCACCAACTCTTACATGATATCAATGAATCCATCAAACTGGTTCTCTAAGTCAAAAAAAGATGACTATGAAGATAGTACTGACTGGTTGAACCGAATAATTAATGAATTGGCACATCCACATGATTCAATGCCAATAGCAAATGGTGATAACAAGTATGCACCACCTGAACGTAGATCCGAATTAGATTTAGAAATGATTGCAATCGAAGAGAACCCAAGACCAGAAGAAGAAGTAGCAAACTGGTTTATTGATGAAGAAGATGGACAGGAATATGAAGGTCCTACCATTCATGAGAAGATGTATAAGATAGCAACTAGTAAATATAACCCATTTGCTGTTGGTGGATCAGAAAACATCCATGATTTTGATGAACGTGCAGGAGGATCTGAAAATAGATTATCATAGGTTTTTAAATATACCTGATTATCTTCCAAACATAGACGTATCAAAATATAAAACTAAAGGTATGGGATGGTTGCAGTTCCATAAGCAACTACAATTTGAAGATTTAGGTAATGATAAAATTCTCCCGTGGTTGAATAGCATGGGATATAGTTCTCATTGGATAGAGTTCTTTTATACTCCACCACATGAGGACGGTATTGTACATTCTGATAATATTGGTGATTGGTCGTGGGCAAAAATAGTATATCAAATAGGTGCTAAAGGAAGTACTATGAGATGGTGGTCTTCAGATAAAGCATTTGAAGTTAGCACCACAGACGCAAGAGCAGGTGGTGATAGAACAGATGACCATTATCACGGTAAAGTATTAGTTGCCAGACCAGAGGAATCCACTATCGAACATGAAGTGGAAGTTGGTACTTCTAGTCTTATTAATGTTGGTCCTCTGCATAGTTCTCATAACCCTACAGATGACAAAAGATTTACTATTACTATTGCTTTAATAGACAAGGATAAAGATTACGAACACAGAATCCTTTGGGATGAGGCAATAGAATCATTTAAACCTTACATAGTTCCTTCATCTGATTCTTAAGTAGACCTTTGCGTCTTAAGATGAAGACCTCATGTGGGTTATTTTTGTCGAAATTTTTAAATTCAGTATCAATAAGATAATCAATATTATTCTCTTCCCATGTCTCTAAATCATAGTTAGATTTAAAGGTATGGGGGTATGTCATATTCTCATCAAAGATAAAACATTTTTGTGCTTCTAAAATATTGTCATCTATTGGAGATTGTATATC